ATAAAAGTTATGAAGCTAACAGCAGAAAAAATCCAAATGAATTGGGTAGAATTCCTATCCAACATTGAAACTTACATAACAGGTAATCGTAAGAAACAATTACTTGATTTCTATAATAAGTATGGAGAAAGAATTATGATGATGCCCGCATCTCATAAAAAAGAATATCACTCTGCCTTCCCTGGGGGATATGTTGATCATGTAAATAGAGTCGTTAATGTATCTTTATCTATGTCTTCCCTTTGGAAAGATTTTGGTTGTGATATGACTACATTTACTACCGAAGAATTAATATTCTCAGCTATTAATCATGATTTAGGTAAAATGGGAGATGGTGAGCATGAAGCATATATACCTCAGACAGATAAATGGAGAAAAGATAAATTAGGTGAAGATTATACATTTAATAAAAAATTAGCTTTTGCATCCGTTCCAGATCGTGGGTTATTTTTACTCCAAGAACATGGCATTTCATATACATTTAATGAGATGATTGGTATTCAAACTCATGATGGGTTATATGATTCAGCTAATGATAAATATCTTAAAGGTTATATGCCCGAACAAAAACCTCGCACCTCCCTCCCATTTATTTTACACCAAGCCGATATGTTAGCTGCTAGGGTTGAATTTGAAATCGAATGGTTACCTAAATTTAAACATCCCGTGGATACTGTTAAGAAAAGTTTTACATTAGATAATAATAAAAAATCAACCACAAAAAATAAAGCATTAAGCTCTATTCAAAGTGAAGGTTTACAAAATATTTTTAATAAATTATGATCATCTCATTTACAGGTATAGTAATAACACTTTTATCAATAGCCCTCCTAATTTTCTTTTTCACAACTCTTAATTTACTTAGGAAAAATGAAAAGGCCGAAGATATTGTTGTTGGGTATCTTACATACTTAGACCAAATTTCTAGAGTAATAGAAGCATCAGACGAAAAATTAAAAAAAATTGATATTAAGGGATCATTTGCCTCAGATGATGAAGTAGGTTTTTTCTTTAAACAAATAAAGCAAATTCAAGATATCCTTAATGAATTTAAATTAAAAAAATATTAAGGGTTAATGGATCACATAATAAAAAAACATAAATCACAACCACAAAAAAAAGTTTATTTTTCCAAAGAAACCGAGGCAGCCATTGTTAGGTATAATAAATCAAAAGATGGTGATGAGAGGAGTGATATTTATGAAGAATGGGTTCATTGGCCCTTTTATAAATTAACTGAAAATATAATCCATACTTTTAAATTTTACCATACAGATGGTGTTGAAAATTTAGAAGACCTCCAACATGAAATTATTACATTTTTATTATCTAAAATACACCTCTTTAACCCTGATAATGGGGCTAAAGCTTATTCCTATTTTGGTACTATTGTTAAACGTTGGTTAATAACATATAATCAAAAGAACTATGGTAATAAAATCAAAAATCTAAATATTGTTGATTTAAATAATTATTCCCAACTAGATACTACATCTCCAAGTTTTATTTTATCAAAAGCTAGAATGGACGATACTAATAATATAGTTGAAGAGGAGGAATTTAGTAATAGAAACTTATCAGTAGGCAAAGAATACAAGTATGAAGATCGTTTATCCCAGTTTATAGATCAGTACGTTGAGTATTGTACTGATAGAATTTATACTCTCTTCCCTAAAGGTAATGATGCAACTATAGCAGATGCAATTTTAGAACTATTTAGGAAGCGGGACCAAATTGATGTTTTTAATAAAAAAGCTCTTTATATTTATATTCGCGAGATGGTTGATGTTAAAACCCCAAAAATTACCAAAATAGCTAATAAACTATATGGTATTTTTAAAGTAAAATACTTATTTTATTTAGAGCACGGTTACTTTCCAACAAAATAATTTTAAACTTACATATTTATAATCAAAAATCATATGGGACAGTTAGAATCATTTGTTTTTGGCGATAAAACATTTTCAGATATACTTGAAGAAATTTATAATAACCAAAAAAGGAGGGATGCTCAAGTAGTAGCCCTTATATCTGAATTAAAACCTTTAATTAAGGAATTAGGAGATGCCACACTTATAGTACCTCTTATTAAGGAGTATATGGAGATAGGTGTGAAAAATGACGAAGCTTTAATTAAAATGGCAACTATAGTTCAACGAGCACTTCAAAATGTAAATGATGATGGGGGGTTTGGAATTTCTGATGAAGAGAAAGATCAACTTTTAGCTGAAATGGATAAACTCCAAATAAAATCTAAGGATGCCTAAACAAAGAACAGGTTTATCATCATTAAACCCCACTCAATCTACAAAATCTATTCCCTTAAACATATTCCCAGCTAGGGTAACTATGACAATTTTGGACAATACGACAGAAAGAGAAGCTTTTCAAAATTTTGGAGAGTGGAGTTCAATTGGTAGTCTATTTTTTTCAAAGCTTAACAGTCCTAATCCCAGTAAAAAATTTACAACTGATAATTTTGCCAAACCTCTATTTCCTAATACCTCTAATATACCCTTACATAATGAATTAGTATATGTTATGGCTTTACCTAATAGTAATGTTCAATCTGATGTTAATGATTTAACTTATTATTATTTCCAAGCTATTAATATTTGGAATAGCACTCACCATAACGCAATTCCTGATCCTATTAATAATAGTTCTTTACCATCTTCTCAAACCCAAGACTATGAGCAAACCTCAGCGGGGTCTGTAAGAAGAGTTACAGATGGGGGTACAGAAATTGAATTAGGTAATACATTTCAAGAAAAAATATCTATTCGTAATTTACAACCTTATGCCGGGGATATAATACATCAAGGGAGATGGGGTCAATCTCTTAGATTTGGGTCTACTGTTAAAGAAACCCCAATCCCTAATACTTGGTCAACATCTGGGGAAGATGGTGATCCTATAACAATATTAAGAAATGGGCAGTATGAAGGAGATACAGAACCTTGGATCCCACAGGTAGAGGATATTAATGATGATGCTTCAAGTATGTGGTTAACTAAAAACCAAAAAATACCAATTAATGTATCAACTCGAACATATAGATCATATCAAACCCCACCAGAATCCCCTAATTTATTTACAGGGGAACAAATACTCTTAAATTCCGGTCGTTTAATTTTTAATTCTAAGACAGATTCAATTCTTCTAAGTGCTAAAAAAACAATAAATTTAAACTCTGTTGATAGTGTCAATATTGATTCACCTCTAACTGTAATCCAATCACCCACAGTTTTATTAGGTGATAAAAATGCAACTGAGCCTATAATATTAGGTGATACATTTCTATCTGATTTCTCATCATTGATGTCTTCTTTAGTAACTTTATGCCAGCAATTACAAGTACCTATGGCTTTAGCATCACTTCAACCTCATGCGGGTTTGCCTACCCCGGCAACTCAAACCCTTACAAAAGCTCAAAACATGATTAACAGAATAAATAATTATAAATCAAAAGTAAGTAAATCTAAATAATGTCTTATTTAACTAAACTAGCATTTTCAAAAGGTACAGAGGTAATTAAGGTTGCTACTAATATGGAAATTTCTATTCAAAATTTAATAGAAAAATTTAGAAACGAATGCCCTCCTAAAGAAGACTTACTTCAAATAGTAAAACAAAAAAACCAAATTCAAGAAGGTTTAGAACAAGTTGTATCAGCCTTTGACGCTGTAAATACTGTAGCTGTAACAACTGGTACATTAGTTGATACGATTTCTATAGCTGTACAAATTATTAAAGCAATTCCATTCCCAACTTCAACTCCCCCTGGATTAGGTGTCCCAATTAATGTTCTTACTCTTCTTTCAGACTCTTTAGATAAATTAGGATTTTTACTAAGACAAACTAAGGGTGCAGTATCAGTAGTCCCTGTTATTACTAGACAAATTACTGATTCAGCCTCTATTATAATATTAAAACTACAAGAATTAGACGTTCTTTTTAGTACGTGTTTAGAGGAGTCCTTAAATAATGCAAATATGGAATGGGATCCTGAGTTTAATTATACTGAAAAGGATTCTTGCATTTATGAAAGAAAACCATATGCTTCAAAAATAAACAATAATTTAAATTTACAACCTAATTTAAACCCCATAGCCTGGCAGTTAACTACAATGGCTAGTATTAGGGAAAATTTAGCTGTAGAAATAGGTAATGTAGTAGCAACTTCTGGAAACTTTGATGATGACTTAACTAATGTTGAAGATGAACAGGCGTTATTAGCTCAATTGAGTGCAAACTCAAAAGAAGCTTACATTTATAAAGGTTTTAGATTTGAACTTCAATATGAACAATATAATCAATTTTCCTTCCCATCTAGAAGAATTTTTATTAAGTTTGAAAGCGATGACACTCAAGAAGTATATTTTGGTCTTTCTTTTTATAATTTAAAAAATAGCGTTTATTCTTATAGTAACTCTGTTAAAATTTTGGTAAATGAGGCTAAATTTAGGGTTGATAATCTTAATTATGATTATTGGTGGAATAGGTGGAATGATCGCCAATTAGCATTACTCGAAGGTCTTACAGAAGAAGTAGAAATAATAGAAACCGAAATAGGAAATGAAACAACTTCATCACTACCACCCACAAATAATACTAATACAGGTACTGAAGATAATAGTAATCCTCCTAATTACCCATTTGCTATTAAATTAATAAAACAGCCATGGTCAAATTGGAATAATTTAGGTAGTACAGATGCTAATTTCCAAAGAAAGATGTATGGTCCTAATCCTTATAAAACAGTTCCTTTTAGTCTTGATATTGGAAAATCCTTACAAAAAAGTGCATATAGGGCTAATGTTAATGGTTTAAGTGATTTTGGGGGTATGAATGCAAGTAGTAGTATAAGGTTAAAAGCAGATGTAAAAGTCCCAGGCACTGTAATAACCTTTAGAGTAGATACTGGTAGGTTTACCCCAAATAATATATCAGGAGCTTATCCTACCACTTGGGGAACATTTAGACCAGGGATAGATAATGAATATGTTAGAGGTAAAGTAGATGTAAAAATTAATGCAGCATCAGGTTCGGAATATCAAAATATCAAATTATTAACCGTTCAAGAAGGAGTCAAAAATTATTCTTTTACATATCCTGAAGCTGGTATATATTATATTGAGGCTACAATTTGGGAGGGTAATAAATATAATGATGTTAATGGTATTCCTTTTAATAATTATAACTTCCTTAATGAGACTGCAATCAATGCCAACCAATCAGCTTCTTTAATCATATCCTATGAAAATCAACCTTAAATTTTTTAACTGAAATAAAAGTAAACATACAAAAAATTAACTAACTTAATATTTATAATAAAAAATGAAGTCAACAGAATTAAAAATCTTAATAAAATCAGCCGTAAGAGAAGCAATTCAAGAAGAATTGAAAGATATCTTATTAGAGGCTGTTAAGACTCCTCAAGTTTTACAACACCCAACCACAACACATACCCCAATTGTAGAGAATGTTCTTACTACTAACTCTAATCCCCCATCTCCGAGCATGAGTGCTGAAGATAAAAGGGAGGCGTATAAAAATATTTTAGGTGATACAGCAGCATCTTTTAATTCAAGTAATGTCCCTCAAGGTTTTCAACCCAAACCTGGGTTTGATTCATCTAACGGAACTTTACCTGGTGGGGAAGTTGATATGTCCCAAATATCACAATTAATGAAAAGATAAAAAATGGCACGAATATTACAAAACAGATTTCCCATTGACTCAGTTGCTAGAAAAGCGGTTGGGTTTGGTTTTCCTTTAAATGGTCCTGCTGTTTTTGTGCCTACATATACAACTCGAGAACAAACAAAAGCAAACTTAATTAATTATTTATTAACCAATAAGGGTGAAAGGGTATTTAATCCTAACTTTGGAGCTGATTTAAGAAATTTATTATTTGAAAATATTTTAAATCGTACAACAGACGAATTACAAGAAATAATACAAAATGATATAAATTTATACTTCCCTCAAGTTATTATAAAACAAATTCGATTCGACAATCAACCTGATATTAATACAATTAATTTTTCCTTAACATATACAATATTAAATTTTGGGATAACCGATGATATAACTATATTACTACAATAATGGCAGATTTAAAAAGAGACATAAGGTATGTTGATAAGGATTTTAACCAGTTTAGAAATTCCTTAATACAATATACAAAAACATATTTTCCTAATACTTATAATGACTTTACAGATACTTCTACAGGTATGCTGTTTATGGAAATGACATCTTATGTTGGGGATGTTTTATCATTCTATCTAGATAATCAAATACAAGAAACTTTTATCCAAAAAGCAAGACAGCAAGAAAATTTATACCAGATGTCTTACTTGTTAGGTTATAAGCCAAAAGTTACAACAGCAGCTTCTGTGAATATAGACTTCTACCAACAACTCCCAGCATCACAATCTGCAGGTGCATATGTTCCGGATTTTAATTATTCCATGATAATTCCTGAAAATACCCAAATAACTTCTAATTTAAATAGTACACAAAACTTTTTAATAGAAGATGTAATTGACTTTTCAGCCTCAGGTTCTCTGGATCCTACAGAAGTTACAGTTTACCAAATATCAAATGGTAACCCAACATATTATTTATTAAAAAAGACTAGAAAAGCAATTTCTGCTACAATTAATTCAATACCTTTTACATTTGCAGCTTCTAAGCGGTATGATACAAGAACACTCGTAAAATCCAATATTATAGGCGTATTAGACGTGGTAGATACTGATGGCAATACTTGGTATGAAGTACCAAATATGGCGCAGGAAAACGTATTTGATACGATACGAAATACTAATCAAAATGATCCAACATTTAATAAAGAGGCGGATGCTCCCTACTTACTTAAACTAAAACAAGTTCAAAGGAGATTTGTTACTAGATTTATAAACTCTGGAAGTTTAGAATTTCAATTTGGGGCAGGTTCAACTCGAAGTAATGATGAGGAGATAGTTCCTAACCCTGATAATGTAGGTTTGGGTTTACCTTTTGAAAGAGACCAATTAACAACCGCATTTTCACCATTAAACTTTATATTTACTAATACTTATGGTATTGCCCCTTATAATACTACTTTAAATGTAAGATATTTAACTGGTGGGGGTGTCGCATCTAATGTTGAAGCCGGAACCTTAACAGTTTTAAACGATACTAATTTTAAATTTATTAATCCAAACTTATCTAATACATCATTAGCAAACCAAATTTTCTCTTCTATCTCATCTAATAACCCTTTAGCTGCAGATGGAGGTCAAGATGGGGACACAACAGAAGAATTAAGATTAAATGCTGTAGGAAATTTCCAAAACCAACTTCGTACTGTAACCAAAGAAGATTATTTAATTAGAGCTCTATCAATGCCCTCTAATTTAGGAACTATAGCTAAAGCTTATGCCCAGCCTACTAAGATAGGTGAATTTAACCCTGGTGAATTACCAACAATGTTAGATTTATATGTTTTAACTTATGATGCAAATTCAAATTTAAGAACAGCTTCTTCTTTAATGAAGGCAAATCTTTCAACTTATTTAGCTGAATATAGAATGATAAATGATTCAATTAATATCAAAGATGCCTTTATTATTAATATAGAAGTAATATTTGATATAATAGTATTGCCTAACTATAATAATAACGAAACTATTACTAAATGTATTACATCCTTACAAAACCAATTAAATACTGATAGATGGCAGATAAACCAACCAATTTTATTAAAAGATTTATATATTCTTTTAGATAAAGTAGAGGGGGTTCAAACTGTAAAAAATGTAGTAATTAATAATTTAACTGGAGATGCTTTAGGTTATAGTGAATACGCTTATGATATAGCAGGTGCTACATTAAATGAAGTAGTTTACCCATCTATAGATCCTATGATTTTTGAAGTTAAATACCCAAAAGAAGATATTAAAGGTAGAGTAGTACCCCTATAAATAAAAAATAATATGTCAGATTCATTAATAGATAGCTTTAACAAAACAAACCTAGATACTCAAAACTCTGAGCCTTCTGGAGGTCCTATAAATTCTCCTCAATATAATTTTGAAACTAAATATTCATCTACAGACCCATATTTTATACCCGGAACACAGGCCCAAGAATCAGTATTAAGTCAATCATTAACTGTAACGGCTTTAGATGTAGAAAGTAATGAAGCTGGTGTCCCTCAAGGAGGTTCAGGTGGTCCTAATAGAACAAATTCTCCAAATATTCCAAGTGGTCAGTATAAAGCTATTGGTTCCTCCCCTTTACCATTATCCCCATCACCTGGAGGCTCTGCTATTAAAACTAGAGAAGGTAGTGAAAAGGATTTTACTTTAAATGCTTACACTCCTCAAAATACTTACATGCAAACTATGATTAAATTTAGGGATGAAGCTAAAAACAAATTAATATAATAAACAATGGCTATATATAAAATATTTCCTGAAAAAGATGCTACCTTATATACTGAATTTCCAACCCAAAATACAGGGTTAGATCAGATTATAGAATCATCTATGTATCTTGCTAATTCGGTACCTCAAGTTAGTAGATATTTAATTAAATTTCCTACATCTCAAATTACAGAAATGTATGAAAATAAAATTACAAATGGGGAATATGCAGTTTACTTAAGAAATTTTAATGCTGTTGTAACAGGTCTAAACTCAGACCAAAAGTTAGAATTTTACCCAACATGGGGTAATTGGGATATGGGTACTGGTAGATTTAATGATCAACCTATAGTAACAAATGGTACAAGTTGGACATATCTAAAATATTCAGGATCAACCTCTTGGGAAGAAAGTGGTTTTGATCCTTATGTAACAGCATCATTCCAATCTACCTTACCAGGTGGTGGTAATTGGTATACAGGTTCAAACATACCTAGCCTAAATCCCGTTATATCAACTCAAAGTTTTAACTATTCGGATACTAAAGATGTTGTAGTTGATGTAAAAAATACAGTTGAAACTTGGTATAGTTATTCATTAGATAATACTAAAGGTTTCCCCAATGAAGGATTTATAGTAAAAAACCCTGATAATGTTGAATTTATAAATAGTAAATCAAATACAACAATATTTAGATTCTTTTCAATAGATACAAACACAATATACCCCCCACAATTAGAATTTAGATTCAATGATTATGTGTTTAATACAGGATCATCAACCAATAAAATATTACCACAAGTAGAGAGTTTTATTTCAATATATAATAATAATGGCACTTACTATTCTCAAAGTATACCTAGATTAAGATTTGCAGCAATGCCTAAATACCCAGATAGAACATTCTTAACATCTTCTTTATATACAACTAACTACTTCCTCCCAGAATCACAATCATTATATGCCATAAAAGATACAGAGACTAATGAATTTGTAATTGATTTTGATAATGAATATACTAGAATAAGCTCAGACTACTCATCAAGTTATTTTGATTTATATTGTAATGGTTTAGAACCTGAAAGGTATTATACTATTTTAGTTAAAACCTCCATAGGGGGCGTTGTTAAAGTTTTTGATGAAAATATAATGTTTAAAATAGCTAAAGGATGAGTAATGTAAAACAAGTAAACATAATAAGACAAGTATTCGATAGAGAAGCCTTTAATAATACAGTTCCCACTGAATTCACTCAACTAGTAAATACACCAGACCCATCTTTTTTTGATATTAATTTGGCTACCCAAGAAGATTTTTGGATATTGTATAATAAATTCTTTTATGCAATTCCTAAATTTACATCTGAATCATCATCAAACCCAAATCTTGAAAATTCCCATCAATATTTAGCAGAAACCAGTGGGGGTTTTATTGGGTTAGATCCTAATAGAGACGAAATAAATGCTTTATTAGAAGAAATTGCAGATTTAAGAACAGAAAATTTAGAAGTTAGGCAGGAAATTGTAGAAATTATAGCAAACTTTAATGATAATCAAGGCACATAATAGTAAATAAATGGCAGAAAAACCAAAAAATCCCAGAGATAAAAAACTTCCACCATCAAAGTTTGTAGACGCCCAAAAAGGTAATAATCAACCTGTTTTTATAGAGGCTAACAGAAATTTCCTCAGTGATGTTAATATTCCTGTAAGTGCTTCAGTAGTATCAGTATCTCCAAGGGATATAGTATCGGATAGTTTTATAACATTAGAAGATACCGCTATAATACCTAACTCAGGATTATCATCATCATTTCTTCCTAATGAAAATTTAGTTGAATTTTATGCTTATGATACTCAAAAGAATATTATTAGTAGGAATTATAATTTTTTAAATTGGGGTATAACAAAAAATACAACTAACACAGAAGTCCCAACAACATTTACCGATAACCAAGGTATACAAATTCTTGAATCTGACACATCCCCAATTCCAACAGATTTTATTGAATTAAACCCTGCAACTGATCTTTATAATTTAGGATTTGATGCTGGTGAGACTTATGCCTTATATAATTTTATAAATTATGAATTAGGTTCATCTGTAGAGGATACATACTACATATCCGAAATATCAGGTGACCGAACTGAAATTAAATTAAGATCTAATACAATATCTGATAGAGATATTAGAAGTACCTATAAGAAATTTCGCCAAAAATTTAACTCTCAAAAATATTTTGATGAATTTTATCTTGGGTTATTTGATAATAGATATGAAATTTGTACTAATATTCTTCTTGAAAGAGATGGTAAAGGTGAATCACTTCTTATTAAGTTATATAACGAACTTGATCCTTCAATTTTAGCAGAATCCCAAGTTTACTTAATTACTAAGGTAGGGGAAACTGTATCTTATAAAGTAGAATTTGAAGAAGATTATCAATCTTTTGTAGATAACGCTACATATATTAAAGGTCCTAATATTAATATCCCATTACAAGATTTAGTTAATAACTCAACAACACTTAAATCCCAAAACAACTTACTAGATTCAAACTCCTCAGAATCTGTAAATGCTGTATTAAACATATTAAACCAAACAGGTGTAACAATAACCCCAGATTATTCATACAACACTTTTGATCAATTTATTAATTTCTCTTCTGCTAAAGAAAGATTAAATAATTTTATTGAAAAAGTAACAGAACTTCAATCATATGAATCTGACATTTCTACTATTGAAAATGTAACAGGTTCTAACCCTGGAGTAGTAGCAATTTCATCAAGTTTAGCTAGTTTAACTACCAAAGTATCAAACTTAATTGAAAATTTTGATGGGTACGAAAACTATTTATATTATAAATCATCATCTTATGCCTACCCTAAAACAGGCTCAGCTTATCCTTATACTTTACTCCCAACAACAGACCAAGCTGTAATAGATTGGATAGGTAGTGATGTAGAGGGATCTCAATATTATGGAGGTTATGTATTATCTGCTTCTTTATATGATGAAAATAACCAAAATTGGTTATATTATACTATCCCTGAATTTATAAAAGAAAATTCAAGTAATGATGAATATATTACTTTTTCAAATATGGTTGGTCAATCTTTTGATGAAGTTTGGCTTTATACAAAAGCCTTAAGTGAAAGATATAATACAACAAATGACCCTGATAAAGGGTTACCTCTAGATTTAGCTGCAGATGCAATTAAGGGTTTAGGGTTTGAAACTTTTGGAAATAATTATGACAATCAAGATAATTTTATAGGTTTAGCTGGTGAAGATAATGGGACTTATGTGCCCCCAACAGGTAGTGAATTAATTACTAAATATGTTGCTATAAATAACGGACAAATTATTAATTATTGGAGTGTTGGTTATTCTTGGGAGGATTATGTAGAACAGTTTATAGAAGCAGGTTTCCCGTATGCCATTGATAAAGTAAGTAAAGAAATTTATAAACGTCTTTACCATAATATGGCTTACCTTACTAAGAAAAAAGGTTCGATTTCAGGTTTAAGACAACTAATTAATATTTGGGGTATCCCTAATACAATCCTTCGTATTAATGAATTTGGAGGTAAAAATAGAGATAATACTGATGATTATGATTTGTGGCAGAATAGATATAGCTACGCCTATACCCCCATATCAGCAGGCTACCACTTGGCAAGTTCATCTATTAAAGTACCGTGGATGCCTTTAGAAAGAAACTATATTGCTGAGACGGAAAACATAGTCCCAGATGGGGTTGCTCTTAGATTTAAAGCTCCCAAAGGTGCTCCTATTTCAACTTTTGGTGGGTCTTTTTATAGCCAATCAATTGCAGTTAAGAAATCAAATGGTACCGCTAACTCCCAAATGGATTGGGGTATTAGTTTATTTTATGAAGACCAACCATCAGGATCATATAGCGGTTCAAGTTTTAGCGATTACTACAATTATGGTAAATTAAGATTTTATATGTCAGCCTCAACAGCTGATGGTGGGGTTCAAATTTCAAACGATATTTACCTTCCATTCTTTGATGGCGGTTGGTGGAGTGTTTTACTTCAAAGAGATCAACACATAGGGTATACTGATAATACAGTTCCTACGACTTATACATTATTTGCGGCCAATAAACAATCTAATGGCTGGGATGGTAATTCAATAGGATTTACAGGATCGGTAAGTATGAATTCCACTACAAAACTTTCTATAAATAAATCTTGGAATGATTTTGGAGTTACTGAGGTTGATGGGGTTTACATTGGAGGTTATATATCAGGTTCAAATATAATGTCTGAAGTATCTAATGATTTTGGTAAAATATTTTCCGGATCCTTTCAAGAATTTAGATATTATTCAAATGATATTCCTAGAACTGTTTTTAATGATTTTGTAATGAATCCTGAATCCATTGAAGGTAACAATATTACAGGATCCGAAAGTTCATTTGACATAGTAAATTTTAGGGCACCTTTAGGTAATGAATTAGAAAATATATTCTCAGGATCATCAACTACCTTTACCGACCAAATTTCCTCATCTCACCCTGCAATTACAGGTTCAGCAACTGTAGTAATTACAGGCTCTTTTAGAAACCCCGCAGATAGTACTATAACTTCAAGTTATAATTTTATAGGGTATAATGATTCAAAAGATAAAATTTATAGTAAACCAAATACTGAAGTTTATTTTTTAGATCAACCTTCAATTGGGATAAGAAACAGAGTATCAAAGAAAATTAAAGTAGAAGATGGTAGTGTTTATGGTAAGGTACTATCACAATATAAAAGTATAGACCAAGATTATTTAATTAGTCAAAGTTACACTGAAGATATTACAAGTTTAGAAGTAGGATTTTCACCCCAAGATGAAGTTAATGATGATATTATTGCTTCATTTGGGTATGGGGTAATCTCTTCAGTTATAGCGGATCCAAGATTCTTTTATGATTCACAGGAAGTTTATTATCCTAAACTAAGACAAATATCAGAGGAGTATTTTAAAAAGTATACCGAAGGTAGTGTTTGGGATTATATAAGATTAATTAAATATTTTGATAATTCACTATTTAAGGCTATTAAATCATTTGTACCTGCGCGTACTAGCGTGACTACAGGCGTTATAATTAAACAAAATATGTTGGAGCGCAATAGGCGCCCATCAGTATTAATTAACCCAAATACTATAATAGCATACACACCAGAAACAGGTTCTGTGGTTGGTGGTCAATCAACAGAAACCGGATTTAATAGTGCTATTTCCTATAGGGATTTAGAATTAACAGGTAGTATTAATATAGGTACTCTAAGTGGCTTACATGGTAATGTTCCCCCAAATTTAAGAGGAGAAGTATCAGCTAGTGGTGCTGGCTTTAACATCATCCCTATAACTCAAAGTTGGACGGGAAGTTATGATACTGTATTGGGTTTAATTCCATTTACAGACTCATCATCTTATGAATTTTATAATGGGGAATATAGTGGAAGTACAATAGTAGTAACTACCCAATCCCTACTTAATAATCCTTTTGCTTTAGCACCTGTTTTAGATACTAATTATACTGTTAATGTCACCTCTAGTGAAGGTAAATTTAGTGAAACATTAAATAGTACTATAAACACATACCCATCATTTTCATTTAATTTACAAGCATTTTCATATGGTTCCTTATCTAGTGACCCCGCAGGTAAAACTACATTCCAAGGAGATTTTGATAGTTGGGGAACTGGTAATACTGTTGGGGATTCTACAGGTTCTATTTTTATAGCCCAAGATGACCCAAACTCGGGGACAAACTGGCAGAGTAGGTTTTATATAATTGGTTTAATACTCCCTCAGAGAATGCGATTGAAGAACTCGGGGGTAGTATCAACAAATAATGCCGGGAATCATTTAGGCATAAATTATACCCCTGGATTTAGTGGAGGTTATAGTGCCAATCAACCTGACTTTAGCCTTGCTAATCTTATAACCCTTCCATCTTCCCCAACATCTGGGTCAGGTTTAATAGGTCTTGAAACTGGAGATTATATACCTAATGATATTGGTCCTTATTTTAAATTAGATATAACAGGTTCCATGAATAGCTTTTATGCTGATCCAAATAATACTCCTGTAGTACCAACAACAGAATCAGTATATGATGAAAAGAACTACCCAATTACCGAGTGGCAAAATAACCAATTACCAACACCAGGTGCAAGCTTAATCGCAACAGTCTCACCTCCAGGCCCTAATACAGGAACTAAGTATTACAGCGATTCATTTCCTTCTACTTTAAACTCAAATTTACGTTCAGTCCAATGGAAAAGAAAAGCTAGTTTAGGGCTTATAGATATTGAAGATACTGATGAATTAATATATGCAAATAATTTTGATTTTGCAGCCTCAGATTTACAATCACCATCATCTTTTAGATTTACTTTAGTTAATAGTACAAATAATGATAAAAATACTACTTTAAATTTAAACATGACTGAGATGCAGTCTTACAATGTCCAGAATGGTCTTGGAGATCCTTGGAGTACAGTAACCCTACCTTTATCTTTATTTGCCCCTTCAGGATCTACTTTTGATAGTTATAAATATGATACAGTTCAAATTCAATATGATATTAGATCTAACTCTATTGCTACCCCAACAACAGAATCAATATATGATGAAGATAACTACCCAACTACCGAGTGGTTAAATAACCAATTACCATCAGGTGCAAACATAGCCGCAACAACTTCACCTCCAGGCCCTAATACAGGAACTAAATATTACAGAGATTCTTTTGCTTCTACTTTAAACACAAATATACGTTCAGTCCAATGGAAAAGAAACCCTAGTGAAGGGACTATACTTCTTGACCAATCTGATGAATTAATATATGCAAATAATTTTAACTTTGCTGCAAATGATATACAAAACGGCTCATATTTTAAATTTGCTCTAGTTAATAGTACAAATGGTGAAATATATGCTACTCCAACTTTAGACATGTCTAATATGCAGACTTATAACGTCCAACCCGGTCTTGGAACTAGTTGGAGTACAGTAACCCTACCTTTTAACCTATTTGCAGCTTCAGGATCCATAGCGGGTGATTTTTACTATGATACATTTCAAATCCAATATAATATTTTATCTGCCTCTCGTCAAGGTCAAACTGTTAATTTAGATACTTTACGTATTCAATTTAATGGTGGTGCCCCTCCAGATCAAACTTTTAATTTAGATACTTTACGTATTCAATTTAATGGTGGGGGTGTTCCTCCAACCGACTTTCCAGATGGTGTTGGTTTTGATACAGATGATAACTTTGGAGGTTTAGATACTAATGAAATAATTTCAAGAGTTATAGGCCCTAACACAACCATTACAAGAACCCCAGGTCAAACTGGTACTACAAATGGGGAAGGTCTCGTTAAGTATCTTATAGGTTCCCCTCAAAATAATAATGCTAGACCTATTAGACTTTATGATAAAGCAACTAATAATGCAGCTAATATCCCTTGGAATAGTGCCCAGCAACCCTTTACAGGTTCATCAACATCTACAGTATTTATATCAAATTATGATACTGAAATAGAAAGACAAAGAGATGCCTTTGCAGTTGCACCTCAAAAACCTAACTCCCTTCCTTTAATAGGTAGTGGTAGTTTAAGTTTAGTAGGAACAACTTGGACAGGTTCTTATAGTGATCATGGTGATTGGTTTCCATCCCTATTATTATTTAATAGAAGAAATTATGATACTTTAACAGGGGATTTAATAAATAATACTGAAACTTTCACTCAATTTCCCCAATTTCAATTTACTATAGATGGGTTTACTGGAACTCCATACCTCCCACCTGTAATATTTAAACAATCTAATAATGATATAAGTGGATTACTATCATATAATTCAGGTACATTTACTATCCCCTTCGAAAATGATGCAATAGCATATTCATATGTTCCTGCTACAAGTACCTTTCTTAGTGGATCTCCATTTACATCTACTCCTCCTGGAATGTTTATACCTAATTTAGCATCTAACCAATACATATCCTTTGATCCTCAACTTCCACTTCAATCGGATTTTTATAATACCCCATTTAATCCTTTAATTAATAATGCAACAGAAAGTGTTAAAAATACATATGTCCAAGTAGTAGAATATGATAATGGCCCTATACCTTCTAACTTTGACCCTATAGTTAGTAGAACAGCTTTAAAAGCAAGAATACCTGATAGTTTTTACACTCAAAAAGCATCTATTCTTCCAAGATATTTAGGAAGTACCTTACAAAGTGCAAATTATAATACTTATACTTTACCTGGAAATATTACATTTTTAAATGCTTTCTTTACCGGTAGTACTATTACAGGATCTACGTGGGATGGTGATGTAAGTTTCGGAAAAACATCAGTAATTGATGTAAACCCAATATACATGGCCCATTTTAAAAATTCAAAAGAAAATTATGAATTGTTTGGTTCCTATACTTTTAGAATTGATTCTTTAATTGAAGTTCCTCTAGAAGATGTAACTGGGGGGAAAGCTCCAATAACCCCTATGGTTCTAAAAGTTGATGGGAGTAATGCAAACTTAGCAGAAGTTAGAAGTTCATTTGAAGTTAATAGAAGTGCTAGTATTGCTTATAACTCTTCTAAATTTAGAGGGGTTAAGTACTCATCCTTAAAGGTAGGAAGTGGTAAAATATTTCAAGGAGCGATGGAATATCAAACTATATTTACAACACAACCTAACCCAACATCCTTTATCAACACCGCTAGTTTTATTACTTCTAGTTGGGTTGATTTTCGATTTGCTATATCAGAATCTTCGTCAACTACTACAGCAAACTCTAATGTTTTATTATTACCAGAATCTAATGTTACACCCAGTGGTACCTCATCATCACTAGGCGAAGTATTTTCAATATCAAGTTCAGGAGCATGGTTATCCACAGGTAGTAATGCATTATATTTTAGAGGGGGTTATACCCGTACTATACAAAACATGATGCCAAATGAAGATGCCGCTGAAGGTAGTACTGCTATAGAAGCAGGTTCTGGAAGATTTTATGGGAGTAGTTTAGCTATGATTCACAATTATAACAAATATAGTGAAAACAAAATAGTAGCAACTGGGTCTTTATATTCATATGTGCAATCAACTAATAGCGGAATATCAAAACCAGGAACACCCTCAGCATCATTCTTCCAGTTTGATAATGAAGAAATTTATTCATATCTTGAATTTTCGGGTTCAAATGATGGTGCCTTACCATCTTCATCAAATTTACTCCCTTATGAAGATTTTAACCAACAATTTTTAGTAGAAGTTGGTGATGAAGTTAGAGTAACATATAATATTGCAGTTGTCCCTTCGGGTACAGTAGGAAGAACAACAACAACCCCAAGTGTTGGGAATCCTACATTCCACACTGAAACATTTACTGTTGTAAGTGCCGAAGGTAATACAGATTATGAAAACGAAATATATCCATTCGAAATGTCTGCTTCCATATTTACAACCCAAATTTCAGAATCTGGTGGGGGTAATATTATCGTAAATACACCAATAACTGAATCTCAATATAATTATGATAAATTAATAGTTTACCCAGACCCTTCAACTGTACAACCACCAATAATTGATGGTGATATTTTTAATTTTACAATTAGAAGAAGAATAAATGCTGATGATAGAGTTGTTGTATACCAATCCCCACCCTCAGGTTCAAAGGGTGTAGAAACTATATCTGGAGATGGTTATATCATTCCAGATGATTTTTCATCACAACAAAAACGAAATGCGTTAACTTTAATTAATCAATTAACAGCTAAAAATGCTTTTCGTGCATCAGAAGACCCCCCAAGTTTAAAAGAATAATATAGCTTGGAGTAAAAATAAAATTAACGTATATTTATAATTAAAATAGTATAACAAATGGGATATTTAAATAATCAGGTAGTAACAGTAGATGCTATCTTAACAACAAAAGGAAGAGAGCTTTTAGCAAGAGGAGATGGTTCTTTTAACATACGAGCATTCGCATTGTCAGATGACGAAATAGATTATACTCTATATAATCCAACTAACCCTTCAGGTTCTGCATATTATGGTGAAGCTATTCAAAACATGCCTTTACTAGAAGCATTCCCTGATGAAACTCAAATGATGAAATATAAGTTAGTAACTCTACCTAGGGATACGGCTAAAATGCCGGTTGTTACCGCTGGTGGTGTTTCTGTAGTTACTTTAAAACAAACAGGACAAACAACTATAACACCACAAACCCTAAATTATTTAGGAAATAATTCAGTACAAGAAACATCTGGATATTCATTTACTGTAAGTGATATAAGACAATTTGCAGCCACTAATGGGGTTGTAGGTCAAGGTATTACTACAACAGCCGCAACTGCTTTAAATTCAATCTCAACACAGACCAATGGTACTAATGTATCGAGGACAGTAATAGGTACATCATTATTATTAACAGCAACCGGTGTTAACACTTTATATAGTAGTAAAGCAAATACTTCTACTATACTTTACAGTACATTACAAATTATAGGTTTAGATTCAGGAGCAAGAGTTCAAATCCCAATTCAAATTTCAAGAACATAAACATAAAATAATATGGCAGCAACTCCAGAATTTACAGCAAATCAAAATCAACGTTTAGCCAACCAACGTGCGGCTTCAGTTGATACTAGCAATAATACTATATCAACATATGCTCCTCTTGAAGGTCAAGATTTACTAATTAGTACAGAAAATGTAACTAGCACAGTATGGGAAGGTAACCAACCAACACTAACAGCATTTTTCACATCATCAGCTCAAGTGGGAAGCACTACAGGTCAATTCTATTGGAATTTGTATGCAACAGCCGCAACTACAGGATCAACACAATTTGCAATTGCATATTGTGATGCCGATGGTAGTGGTAGTCAACTATACAACCCCAATGTTCCTGTATTATCACCCACAAGAACAAATTATGGACAGTATAGAAATTTAATATTAGGGGATGAGAATTCATCCTTTGTATTTGGAAATCAATCATCTTCTTATTTTTATGCATTACCAATTGAAAGATCAGGGTACAAGGAAGAATTACTACCTGGAGTTTGGTCATTAGCTTTATCAGGCTCTGCCCAAACCCTTCGTCTTACAGATGATAGTAAATTAGGAGGCCCAGCAGTATTTTCAGATGCTGGTAGGGTATACAATATAGTATCGGGATCAGCAGGAACTGTTTATACTGGAGTTAACACTAATGGTTGGACCCTAGCTTCAGGATCTTATGGTTGGTTCCTCCCAGATATTGCAACCCTACTTTTAAGTGGTGATGCTCTAGATGGATCATTCGCTAATGGGGGTATTGATTTAGATATAGTAAGGGGTACCAACACTACAAATAATAATCCAAATTTATTATTTCAACAATTAAATAATGGTCCAGGAGCAACCCCAGGATTTACTTTAAACTCTCAAGAACAATTATCATCTGATTTTATCTTTTGTAGAGCTCGGAGTCAAAACTTTAATTACTCCACAAACCCTTCATTCATATCAGGATCAGACGGGGCTGTATTATTTGATACATTTATAAACGACCCTCAAGTATACATTACTACGGTGGGTTTATATAATGATGACCAAGAATTAGTAGCAGTAGCTAAATTATCAAGACCACTATTAAAAGATTTTACAAAAGAATTATTAGTTAGAATTAAACTAGACTTTTAATGAATGGGTGCATGGAAACAATTTACAACTAAAGACGTTACAATAACTCCTTTTATAGCTGATAAGGGTTGGAATCTTACTGGGTCTTCAATGACTGGTTCCTCCTTAGGAGCTAACATATTTGTAGGGCAAAATGAACCATACGATGCAACATCCCAAACAGGTTTTGTATATTCATCTTCAAGGAGTTCTATATATAATAGTGTTAAACAATTATATTATACAAACTATATATCCTCAAGTTTAGGGGATAATGTAACCACAGCTAGCATACGCCCTGGAGTTACAAGAGAAGATGATGTATTATTTGGTCCTATTCAATCCCCAATATATGATAACTATTTACAATCTTCTTTACATCAGTTTAGATACTGGCCTACAGGTAGTGATGATTTAGTGTCAGTAATTGCAATCCCAACCAAACTCTTTGGAGAAAAGATTATCCCCTACACTTTTGATCTTAAATATACAGGATCTAACTTTCCTACAGGCTTAAGTCTTACGGATGATGGAGATGGAAATATTATAAGTGGATCAGATAGTATGGTTGTAGGTCAAATATTCTACTCTCATGGTCTTGTTGTACTAACAACAGAAAGTTGTCAATTATTTGGAGTCGATGTGGAAAAATTTGGGGCACTACCTCAAACTGAAATAAACTTTTCATCATCCTTAACAATTTACGAACAACAGTATAAGTGTACAATTTTAGAGAACGAATTTGGGGTTTCAACCAACCCCTCACTATTAACATCATCAATAGAAGGATCAGCTAATTTAGAATACTATCCTTTTGCAACCGCTTCATTTTTTGAACCTTATATTACTTGTGTAGGTTTATATAATGAGGCCCAACAACTAGTAGCTGTTGGAAAGTTATCTTTTCCATTACCTGTGTCCCAATTTACGGATACAACAGTTATTGTAAATTATGATATATGATAAATTGGATCTATGAAAATAAAGAATTTGATACTATTAAAAATGATAGTTTTGGGTTCGTGTATAAAATAACCCATACCCCTTCCGGTAAAGTTTATATTGGTCGAAAAAATTTCTTTACAAAAAGAAATAAAAGATTAGGTAAAAAAGAATTAGAAATAGTAAGAGAAGAAAGGAAATTAAAGAAAATGAGAGGAAAAACTCCTACTAAGAAATTAATAGTAGCTGAATCTGATTGGAAATTATATTGGGGTTCTAACCCCTCCCTTAATAAATTTGTAAAAGAAGAAGGTAAAGAAAAATTTACAAGAGAAATACTTGAATTTGCCTTTAATAAAAAACATCTAACATATTTAGAAACTAAATATTTATTTAAACTAGACGTTTTAGAAAATCCAAAACTATATTGGAATGATAACATACTAGCAAAGTTTTTTACTAAAGATTTTATTTAAGCGTTGATACGCTAAAAACCTTTCATATATTACTATATATGGTAAATGAACTATTAGTAAATCTAGTAAATTCTGTTATAGGCTCTGGTAAGAGGACAGCTAGGGGTAACCAAGCCCATTCTTGTCCTTACTGTAAACACCATAAACCCAAATTAGAAATTAATTTTTCTGAAAATAAAAAAGGTTATAATCCTTGGCATTGTTGGGTTTGTAATAAAAAAGGAACTCGCCTTACATCCCTATTTAAACAAGTA